CCCCCTTCTGTCCATTACCTCTAGCAGAACCATCACAAAAAATGTCAGTTTTTGTTGCCATCCCTACTCTATTATGAGTCGGCGGGTTTAGGTTTGTCTTCTTTATAGAAGAGCCTTCTTAATCTTTTCGGCCACTGTTGTGTCGTTGGACGGAACACACGTCAAGCAATGGTAATAATAAGACGTAGCCGACTTAGCCGCCTTTCCATCCTTGCCTCCCGCGCCACAATTCTGACAGCACTTATTTGGCCGATACTCCTCAATCCAGTTCGCGTGGTTTCTAGCAAGATGCGTCTTCAGATTCCCCTTATTTGTAGACTTAACCGGACAGAAGGGGCAATCATAATTCTTAAGCATAGCGGCGGACTGGGTGTGTAGAATCAACTTATCCGCATGGTTGTTCTTGATGTGCTGGTCCAACAGACCCTTCTGATAAGTTGAATAGTTGTCACAATACTTACAGATGTGGTCAAGAGTCTTCTCATGGACACGCTTAATGTGATAATGCATTGTACTTGCCTTGTCTTCACCTACAATTAAGCTACACTGGTTGCAGCAGATTTCATTTTGGTTGTTGCGATGGTACATATTTACTCTGCTTTTATTTCTGGGTGGCTTAGGCTTCAATTTTTTAATTGGTTATAGCGGGGGCTTAGTTTAAACATAAGGAACAAACGGGAAGGAACTAGCAGGATGAAGATTGCGATTGTGACTCTCTGTATCGGCCCTGATTACACACGAGCAATGGAAATCGGCTTTCAAAGCAAGCGGGACTATGCTAAGAAGCACGGATATGATTTTATTCTTGGAGGTGAAGAATTCTGGGACCGCACTCGGCCTATTCCGTGGTCAAAGATTCCCTTCTTTTCGTCTGTGCTAGATTCCTACGATTGGATTTGGTTCTCCGATGCGGATAGTCTAGTGACCAATCCTGACATCCGGCTGGAGGATTTGATTGCTGGGATTTTTGGTCCGAATGGTTCTGATGAGGGGAAGCACGCTGCCTGGTGGCTAGATGGCTGTGGGAATATTAACAGCGGCCAGATTCTAGCACGCGGATCTTCTCCTGTGGTCAGACGTTGGCTCAAGGAAACGGGCGAACAAACGGATTTACTCTACCACGGCTGGTGGGAGAATGCCGGAATGATTCGGGTCTGGGAACGGGATGCCGAGGTTAAAGCGGGCATTGAACTTCGCCGCGATTTCAAGTGTATCAATGCCTATCTCTTTCCCACTGAGGGACGGGAGGGATGGTTGCCTGGCGATTTCTGCCTTCATTTGGCCGGTGTCTATGAGCCCAATAACATCTGCCGCTTTATGAAGTATGCCCAACAGTGTGTTGCCGAGAAGAAGGTGCCCGATATGCAGCAGATGATCAAGTGGATACAGAACCCTCCAGCATCACTAAAAGATGCCACCCTATAATAGAATGGATGCTCATTTTTACGTCGCACTTGGACACGTACTCGTAATTGCGCCCTCTTTAATCTATGTTGGCCTAGCCCGTGAAAAGTTATCACAGTCAGCCTACATGGCTATCGGTGCGACTGGAATCGGAATCTTCTTCCATCACGCATATAAGTTCTATAGCCGAGCGGATTATGAAAGTGGCTGGATTAATTTAATACATATTCTGCTGGTGGCCCCGCTTTTGATGGTGATTGGATGGTACGGAAAACAGACAAGCCGACGCTTTTTTGAAATGCTACTAATGTTAGGATTTGCAGCACTCGGATACCATGGATTGACTGTTGTAAAGACTTTAATGAACCTTGAAGAATAACCCCCGCAGACCATAGGGGAGATGAAATGGGATAAAATATTATTTATTTGTGTAGCACTGGCTGCTCTTTCATTTTTTGTTAGTGAAAGACCTCCTTACGTCTTATCTAAGTCACGAACAGAATTAGATGCTTTGCCCTATTGGAATGAATCTGATGTGTATGCTCCGACTGTATCCGGTAAATGTATTGTCTGGATAACGAATGGCTATCCTCCCTACTGGGCGTCCGGCAATGAGATGTGTACGCATGCAATGAATCTGGCATTGTTAGCTAAGGGCCACGAAGTCTGGGTAGGTATTCCCGGCTTCCCGCCTGTTGTCTATGAAGGTGTCCGATGCTTTGATTTACGTAATCGTGACTTGCTGAATATATTATTAGCACGAACGCATGTTATTGGTGCGTGTACGCTAATTTACAAGCCAGCTGCTGTCAGATTAGCACGCAAATTCCAAACGGCGTTTTTGGATTGTATTCACACATATGCGATTAAACGTACCTACTGGAATGACTTAGGGCAGCTGGGTGACCGATTCTGGGTCGTCTTTAATACAACCTGGATGCGGGAGTATTACAAGGAGGATTGGAAAGAACAATCAATGATGTTACATCCGCCTGTAGATTGGAAGATGTATGTAATTCCGATTGAACAACGCAAACCGACTTTTGTAACACTAATCAACTGCAATGTGAATAAGGGAGGAAAGCATTTCGTTGAACTAGCAGAGAAAGCACCTGATTTCAAATTCATGGGTGTTCTTGGCGGATATGATAAGCAGATTACAAGCACACGCTATGAGAATTTAACCTACTATCCGCATACGCCGAATATTAAATCGGTTTATGAGAAAACGTGGGTTCTTTTAATCCTGAGTGAATGGGAAACGTATGGCCGAGTGGCGATTGAGGCGATGTCTTCCGGCATTGTAGTCATTGCTTGCCCCCTGACTGGAATTAAGGAGGCGTGCGGGGATGCGGCCATTTACCATGAACGTGATGATACTGCCGGAATTATTAAGACTTTGCGTCGCCTGAAGAAAGATACGAAGTATTATCAGGAAATGTCCACAAAATGCTTGGAAAGGGCTAAAAGCATGAATACAGCGGCGGATATGGAAGCATTCTGCGGATGGTTTGAAGAGAAGGTTGTAAAAAGCAGCATTCCTCTGGAAAATCGTCGCATATCTGCGTTGGGTTTACTAGAGAATTGCTTGCCGATGGACCAGTCATAAAAATCTTCACCCTTAATATAAATGCCCGCTACTGGATCAAAGGCTCAGGTTTACCACGGAACGGCGGCCCACACGAGTGGTGGCCTCACCAAGAAGGACCTCGTACTTAACAAGCACGGACGCATCGTAAGCCGCCGCAAGATGATGCTCGGCAAGAAGGCGGTCAAGCACCTGTTTGCGTCTGGCTACAAGCCGAAGAAGGGCACGTTCAAGCTCTTCCACAAGGGACGCAAGGGCACGCGTAAGGCGGGCAAGCGTTTCTTTTAAATTAGTGGATACGCGACCAAAGCGTTTCTTCTAGATTAATGAAAATTTGAATAGATAATTTGGAAAATAAAACACTTAAATGCCTATATATTATAAGGTTGTTAAGGGTTCTTTGAGTAATTTGACGAAGTTTGAGCAGGAAATTGCTGGGTTTCTTACATCTGGCTACATTCCGGTAGGAGGTATGACTGCTCCTGATAGTGAAGGAATAGTGTACCAAGCCCTTGCTTTTAATTCAAATGCGGCACCTATGGGTTCTGGCCCCGGTGGCCCTCGTCCCTCTATTCCAACAAGGCCGCTAGGAGGCGGAGCCAGCCCGCAATCTGGCCCTTCATCAGGCCCTCAGTAGGTGCTTTAGATTCTTCCGGCCGATACCAATAAATTCGCCATTTCCCTTCACCATTTTTTGCCAAGACAAGACCTAACTTGAGGGGAGCAACTTGCTGGAGAAGTGTGGCAGCATCAATCGCTTTCATGGTAGAAAGTTGTTTTACAATTTGCTGGAAAACCGGAATCATCGGCTGAATCATTGCAACAGGAATAACAGGGAAAAAGATAGAATCCATTGTTGAAAATCCGACAGAAGGAAGTTGTGCCTCCGTGCGTTCAATAATAATAGAACAGCCAATCGAAGGAATAACTTTCTGGAAATATGTCAGTGCTTGCGGCGGAATATGGATATCTCGAGCAATATAGACTACTGCGGGTGCTGGAAGATGCTTGATAATTGAACAGATTACCGACCAGTCCGGCATGCCCGGATTCTGTAAGATATATTTCCAGTCAGTCAGTAAAATGGGTGCCTTATTTGCCCCGCATACCAACATCTTTGTTTGGACAGTTGAAGGCAAGAATTCATACGGAATCCATGTTACTTCTGACTTTGCTAGAATATAAGTGATTGTTCCTTGAAGGAGGCTAGAATATGCTTCAAGAGAAATGTTTTCCTCTGTCATTAGTTTTTGATGGGGGGCTGGTTTTATATCCCAGATTCTGATAGAGATGGATCTGCTAGATGTTAAACGGATTGGCCTGATTCTCGGGGTATGCTTATTCTTAGATGCTTTATGGCTTGGATCTCGGTTTTCATATTATCAGAATTTGTTCGTGGATATTCAGAAGTCACCGTTGACAATTCGATTTCTACCAGCTCTGGCTGTTTATATTCTGATTGCTCTAGCAATATGGTACTTTGTATTTCAGGTTGCTTCTGAAAGCGTTTCCAAAAATCCCGCCAAAGCGTTTGCAGTCGGTGCCACATTGGGGTTCTCTATGTATGGTCTATATGATTTGACCAATTATGCCACACTCAAGGGATATACGCTGGAAATGACTGTTGTAGACATGGCGTGGGGGACTTTCTTGAGTGGAACGGCTGCTGGTGTAACTGCTTATCTTCTCAAATAGTTTAACTATTTCAGAGGAGGGTTCGGTCCATTTGAGCTTCGATCTCAATACCTCCGAGTTAACAGCTCGGCGCTCTACCAATTGAGCTAAAAGACCTTTGCGAATGAGTCAGACTCCTTCACAATGTTAGTCTAGGGCTTTCTTTTTAAGTCTAAACGCATCTAGGTCGTTGGATGTCCAACTCTTTTATTCCAGACTAATCCTACAGAAGATAACCCATCCAATAACAATGTTGTTGGATTCCATTCACTATTCCAGTTAAATTCACTTGCTCTATAATCGTACGGATACGTATGATGATAATTATGCCATCCTTCACCAACTGCGACTATACTTGTTACCATATTTTGTCTTGAAGATATTCTGGGATTATAAGGTGTTGAGCCCCACATATGTGCAACACTATTCACACACCAAGTTGAATGAAGAAGTAAGACCCATCTGACAACTCCAAAATAGAAATATCCTATCCATGTGGAATTCCACATATATTTTCCGTAGAGTGTTGGAAGAATAAAACAGAAAAGATGAGAAAGAATAAAATAATATTTATGTTGAAACCTTGCTATTTGGTCTTTTTTGATATCATCCATTATAATAAGTTGCGATGCTTCACGAAAGTTATCGGTTTTTCTAAAAAAGATCCAGCCAACATGAGAATACCAAAAACCGTATTGAATTGAATGAGGATCTAAATCTGTATCAGTATGTTTATGATGCATTCTATGGTCTCTCGTCCATTGATAAATAGAACCCTGATGTGCTGCGGAATTTGCTAGCATGAAGACTAAACGAACTGGCCAAGCAGCCTCATATGATTTATGCGACCAAAGACGATGAGACCCAGCAGTTATTCCTAACATGCCACTCATTTGTATAGCAACAATAACTTCAAGCATTAATCTCCAAGAAAAAATGGCTGGAAGATGATAAAGCGCATATACTGCTAGAATATGATGAGTTGTCACATATATGATATTTACATAATGAAGTTGTGATTTCATTCTATCATAGAACTTTATTTTTTAAGTCTTTCTAAATAATAGAAAATGAAAGGAGTCGCAACATTCAAAGGTGAAGGTGGTGTAGAAGGCGACACTACTTTTGAGGACTCTACTGGTGGCTTAGTCATACGGGCAAAATTTACTCGGCTTCCCTCTCAAGGAAGGGATCATGGCTTTCATATCCATTCAAATGGTGATTTACGTGGTGAAGGCTGCTTAGGAGCATGTTCTCATTATGAGAAAGGACCTAAGAGGCACCATGGAGGAGCACCAGGCTCAGTGGGAGAAAGACATACTGGAGATTTGGGAAACATCAGCCGAGTAGGTTACACCTATAATTATAAACTAGTAGGTGTTACAGTTTCAGATTTACTAGGTCGGTCTCTAATTGTCCATGCTGATCCTGATGATTTAGGAAAGGGTGGTGAAGTTGATTCTCTTACAACAGGCCATTCTGGAAAACGTATCGCCTGCTCCCTAATAGGTCGGGCTGTTAACTGTGATGGAAAAAAGACACGGAAAGTAAAACGCACTTAGATTGTCGGCCGATAAGCCCACTGCAGCAAAGCCTGCCTCTGCCGTGGCCTACATTTCAAGTCTCCAGCAGTACAATTCTTACGGACTGCTCCCGCGTGGCGTGTGAAGGCTATCCAACGCTTCTTTTGGACTGTGTCCAATTCAGGAAGGCGGCGGCCAATAAAGTACCGACAATACCATTGAAACCACCCTTTGGTGTCGGGATTTTTGCTGGAAGAAAGAATATCATATTGCCTTCTTCTTGTCACCCGTTTAGATGAAGGAATCCAGCCACTAAGTTTCCATTGTGATAGCGGAAGACGGCTTTTGATTTTGAACATATTTACCTCCGGATTGGCTTTCTCAGGACTGAGTTTCTTTCTTGATAGAGCCGCTTGGAACCACTGGCGGGGGAACTCCGCAGTATCATTATTTATATAACGGCCTTCAAAGACACCCTTCTCTAACATCTGTTGGGGTGTCAGCTGAGGACTGAATCGGCCGTCGCGGATTTTTCCGTAGGGTTTGCTGAGTTTGTATGTTGTGTTTCTAGCACGAATTACACGACCAGGTCTATAAAAAGAAATGGGCTTGGCTTTCGCTGCTTTCTGTGTCAACTGCTTGAGTTGCATCCCTACTTACGGCTGCGGGTTTTTCTATTCTTTCGGTTTCTTGCTTTTCTAGTCTTTCTTGTCTTTCGACTTCTACGCTCTTTCTTACTTAGAATACGCGTGTATGCATTCACTAAATTTTCAGGTTTCCATTTATTTAAATCTCCATATTCAACTGTATTTGTATTATTATTGTAGCGAATATTTTTATTTGCTGGCTTCCCTTGATTCTCTGTATTGTTTTCTTGATTCTGTGTCTCATTCTGCTGCTCATTCTCCTGCTGGTTCTCCTGCTGATTCATATTTGTGTTCTGAGACCCCGTTGATAATTGTGCCTCAGAAGGTGCTTCGACTAGCTCCTCGTATTGGTCCTCCTTCTCCATTCCTACTATTAAAATTGAAAATCCGCAGCAGCCAATAAAAAACCATGGAGGACATTAAGGAATTTCTAGCATGGCTATCTCCCGCTGAGCGTAGAGCCCATGAACTTGGAGCTCTTATGCTGGGAACTTCATATGACCCCGTAAAGACGCACGGATATCAAAAGTATCTTGAAGCGAAAAAGCAAAAAATTGAAAAGGCCGCCGCAGCAGAGAAAGTTGAGCCTGCTAAGAGATGAATTCAACTGAGAATGAATCATGGTTTGAAGTAAGCCCATTTAAAGAAATTTCCGCGATATTGTTTGTAATTTTATATTTCATATTCCTAAACACCTTCTATCCACCCATCTTTTACCTAATGTCTTTAACAATGATTGTTTCAGCAATAATGGCAGGACCTTGTACCCCCAGGTCAGCCAGTGTTGAAGCCACAAGGGAGGAGGCAGGACCGCAGAGATTAATTCTCCTGAATCTCCTAATTCTAGCAGTGGCCACTGTGGGATTTCTGACAGGAGCGTTAGGACTTAAAAATTTTCGCTCAATATAACATACACAACACTGGATTCCCTTCTGAAAACTCTTCTGACGAAAAACAACGCATTTTTTGTGGGTCATCGCAAAAACTTGCAGAATCAGTGGTCTACCTGGCGTACAACCCTTCCTTACATTAAGCCCTATTATGCCGTTAAGTGTAACAATAATCCCATTCTAATGGGTTCTCTAGCACAATACGGTAGCGGTTTTGACTGTGCTTCGTTGCGTGAAGTCCGCGAAGTCCGCGGTTTGGCAACACCACAAATTCCCATCATCTTCGCACATCCCTGCAAGATTATTGATGAAATTGGAGCGGTTCAGAACTTGGATGTGGATACGACCGTAATTGATTCACCCGAGGAAGTTGTTAAGCTCAAGAAGAACGGGTGGAAGGGGTCAGTGCTGGTCCGTCTGCTGGTAGACGATAAGGGTTCAAAGCAGCCCTTTTCTGCAAAGTTTGGTGCTCCCGCCGCATGGTGGCCGGAGATTTGCCGGGAACTACAGAAGTACGAGATTCCGTGCTCGGGATTTAGTTTTCACGTAGGCTCAGAATGTGGAAAGCCTGAGAATTTTTATAATGCGATTAAGACGGGTTCCGAATTTCGGAATCTACTTTCTTCATATCAGAGAAAGCCTATATACACAATTGATATCGGTGGGGGGTTTCTTTCAGATGCCGCTTCACTGCAGGCGTGTGCCTTTGAAATAAATAAGGCACGCAACAAGTATTTTAGTTCTAGCCTAGCACCTTATCGGTGGATAGCCGAACCGGGACGTTTTTTTGCTTCATCCTTTTTTACGCTCTATGTGCCCATTATTGGCAAGAAGCGTCGTGTTAACGGGGAAGGATGGCGTTATACCATTAATGAAAGTATTTACGGGTCGTTCAGCAATATTCCTTTTGACCATCAGAAGCCCAAGCCGATTCCGCTAAAGATGTCTGGAAGAGTTGCTAAAATCTATCCTGCGGAAATCTATGGCCGAACATGCGACTCGGGGGATTGTCTCGGGAAGGAGTTTATGATGCCCGAGATGGATGAAGGCGACTGGCTCAGATTTGATAATATGGGGGCGTATACAACGGTCACTGCGTCAGAATTTAACGGTTTCCCAAAGCCGGAATTATATATTGAGGAATAATAGAATGGCTAATCGTACTCCTCCTCGTCCTCCGCCTCGTCCTCTAGTACCGCCGCCCGCTCCTGTGCGGCCGCGTGTTGCTCCTGCTCCTGCTGGCCGAGGCCGTGTTTTAATGCCTCCGCTAGTCTTTGGACCTAATGGTCCTCCCGGTGGCAGTCCCGGTAGGCGTACACGGAAGCAGAGAAAACAGCGTAGGCAGACTCGTAAACAAAAGCAGCGGAAGAATTAGGGAGGATGTGTTTTTCTCAACCAATGAGTTTAGCAATTGGCCTTGGAGGCATATTGCTAGGTTTATACTTTTTTACAATAAACAAATATGCTGCTATCGGCATTACGTATTTTGCTTTGATGGAAATTATTCAGTTCTTCCAGTATGGCATAATAGATAAATGCGATGATCCTTGGAATAAATTCCTTACAAATCTTGGCTACTTGCATATTTCCTTTCAACCAGTTTTCTGGAATATCTGGCTCTTTGCTTTCGTTCAAAAACCAATGTGGATTTTTGTCTATATGTCAATCGTTGCTGGGATCTTGTTGTTTTCCCGGATTTTCAATGTGAAAGATGAAGAACTCTGCGACACACGCAATGAGCCTCTCTGCGGTAAGCGGACGTGTGCTTTCACTGGCGAACGCCATGTAGCATGGAATGTTCGGCTAAGAGCAGCAGGTGCTAGATACTATACACCAAGCATAGCCCTCCACTTCTTCATGATTTTTATTCCCACTCTTGTAACCTTTCAAGCCAAACCGATTATTGCGATGCTTCTAGCAGGTCCTTGGTTAGGTATTCTTCTGACTAGTAATATCCACGAGGCTCCTGCGATTTGGTGCTATACCGTCATCGCACAGTTCTTGATTTCACAAACGCTTCTTATGAAATAAATTTGACTACCAGCAAAATACTTAGGCACATACAGGAATATCCGAAATGCGTCTGTTTATTGTTGAATCACCGGCTAAGTGCCAGAAAATCCGGTCTTATCTGGGCGATGGATGGAAAGTAATCGCCAGTATGGGACATGTACGTGGCTTGGAGGAATCACTTGATGCTCTTGGCCGTGAAAGCGGCTGGAATCCGCGTTTTGAGATTCTAAAGGGAAAGACGAAGGCGGTCAAGGAAATCAAGGATGCGGCAAAGGGGGCTACCGAAGTCTGGCTGGGGACAGACGATGACCGTGAAGGGGAGGCAATTGCGTGGCATCTCTGTCAACTTCTCAAGTTATCACCGGAGAACACTCCACGTGCTATCTTCCACGAGGTAACTGAGACTGCTATTCAGGCGTCGGTGGCAGATAAGAATAAACGCTTAAATGGACCGATGGTTCAAGCACAGTTTGCTCGTTCTATGCTGGACTTGCTAGTGGGCTTCTCTATTTCTCCTGTCTTGTGGAAGAATATTGCCTATGGACTTTCTGCTGGACGCTGCCAGACTCCCGCACTTCACCTTGTGTTTGACAAGGAGATGGAGATTGCTGGATTTGCTTCTAAGCAGTCTTGGGTCTACGAAGCAAATTTCACACCACTAGGATTGGAATTTTCAATTCCGTGTGTGGGAACATGGACTCCTACTGCTCTAGCAGAAGTCCGTGAATATTTGTCAGCAGTTCCTGCGGGAGGAAAGTTAGTGGATATTACGGATAAGAACATGAATCAGTCGCCACCTATGCCTTTGATTACTTCTTCTCTCCAGCAGGAATGCTCGTCAGTCTATCATATCAATCCGAAGACCGCGATGATGATTGCTCAGCAACTCTATGAGGCGGGTCATATTACCTATATGCGTACGGATAATCCTGTTTTAGGTGCGGATTGTCTAGCAGAGTGCCGTGAATTCGTGGATAGCAAGTACGGAGAGACGTATCTTGGTTCTTCATCCACAGGAGCGAAAAAGCCCAAGAAGAAAGCAAAGGCCGAGAAGGAGGCAGTTGTGCAGGGTGCCCACGAAGCAATTCATCCGACTCATATGGATTTGGTATCGCTACCCACTGAAGAGACTTGGACTGACCAGCATCGTAAGGTCTATGCTCATATCTGGAAGAGAACCTTGCAGTCTGTAATGGCTCCCGCTCAGCAGAAGAGCAGGTCGTTTGTCTTTCAATTGGATGGTGACGCGGCTGAGCCTGAGAAGAAGTGGAAGGGCACCTTGTCAATGCTTACATTCAAGGGCTGGAAGATTCTGAATGAGGAGAATGACACTGAGAAAGAGGAGCAGTTTGCGAAGACTAATGAGCTAAAGGTGGGCGTAAAAGCAAAGTGGTCTGATATGGTGGGCCGGCAGATTGCAACACAGCCGCCTTCGCGATTTTCCGAGGCTCAGCTTGTCCAGCAGTTGGAAGAGAAGGGGATTGGTCGGCCTTCAACATTTGCTTCACTGATTGCTACAATTCTAGACCGCAAGTATGTTGAGAAGAAGACTAGCAAGGGGGTTCCTGTTGACTTGTATAAGTTGGAAAAGGTGGGACCCAAGGGTGCTGTCAAGGAATCCACTGTGAAGAAGGATGTGGGTGGCGACAAGGATAAGATTCATCTAACATCACTCGGTAAGTCAGTGATTGATTTTGTAGATACACGCTTTGCTGATATCTTTGCCTATGGATTTACTGCTGGAATGGAAGAAGACTTGGATCAGGTTGCTAATGGAAAGAAGGAACGGGTGGCTGTGCTAGATGGCCTTTGGTCAACAATGAAGGACCGTGTAGGGCCTGCCACGGTCACAGGTTCTGTTGGACCAGCAAATACAAAGTCAATTAAGGAATTTACTCTTGAAGAAGGTGTGACAATTTCAATCGCCCATACAAAGAAGGGTGTTCTGCTGATTAAGAAGACACCCGGCGTGGAGAAGGCAGAGTTTGCTGCTATGCCACCCACAGCATCTGCTGAAAACATCACACAAGAAGAAGCAGAGGCTCTATTTGTTGCGAAAGAGGGCGACTCTTTAGGTTTCCTAGACGAAATGCCTGTCCTTTTGAAGAAGGGCAGTACGGCCAGTATGTGGAATGGAATGGAATCCGACAGTCATACAAGACGGATACGGAGTTTGAGGCGTTGTGTGAACAATTGAAGAATAAGACAGGGGGAACACAGGATACAGATTCTTCCTTACCCACATTTAATCGGCAGGTGGGAGATTATACAATTAAGAGGGGTCCCTATGGACTCTTCTTCTATAGGGGTGGAGCAGCCAAGATGATTTTCGCTAAGTTCCCTGCAGGACTAGCAGCTGAGTCAATTGGTGTGGCTGACTGTGCTGCTGCTTATAAGTTGGCCTCAGATGATAAAGCAAAGAGTGGTCGAGGAGGTCGCGGTCGCGGTGGCTTTCGAGGAAGGGGTCGTGGCCATTGATTATAAAAGCTTCTGCTTTCGTAAGGCAAATGCTCCTGCAATTACTACAGCTATTGAAACTAATATGATTACCGAAGAGCCAAATGTCTCTTTTTTAAAAATCATATAACTCAATTCTACATCTGAGGGTAAATCGCAAATATGACAGACATCTTTTGTCCGAATATCAGATAAATCCTTTCCAGCATATGCCTCATCTTGGTCCAAATTGATTTGTTTGTTGAATACAATGTTAAAATCAGGATGAGTTTGAGCATAGAAGCCTGTAAACCAATCAATATGATGCTGGATAGGAAAGCACTCTGTTAGGAGTTTTTGAGCACCTGTACGAGAGATAAAATAAGAATTAAAACCAACGAATTCTTTACACTTTAGCCACTTATTTTCTTTTTTTCCTTCATCAGGATACGGCATATTAGGACCTGCTCGGCACCGAAGATTTCCAACTGACCAGATAGCCCAGTTATTTGAGTCATGGAGCCATTCATTTTCTTCATATATCCGGCATATACGAGCCCAATCGCCCGGTTGTAAGACAAGATCATCTTCAACTATTAAAAAAACATTCTCGTGACTTTTTACGAGGTTCTGCCAGAGTGTTATATGGCTCAAAGCACATCCAACGCCACCAATAGAATCTAGCATGTCATGACTTCTACGTGTGTGATTTTTAATATTGTAGCGACAAAGTGTTGAAACACGTTTGTCAGTATCAATAGAAATAGCAGAGCCATCTATAGCCGAAAAGCGTTTCAAATTCGGTATGCGTTTAATTTCTGACTGAGCAATCATGCGGTCCCAACGTTCAGTGCGTTTATCTAAATTAATACAAAATGATTTTACTGAGTCTACCGACCACATCTAATAAAGTTGCGGTTATTTATCGGCAAAATACTCCG